AATACTAAGAAAGGCACAAGAGAAATGAATAAATACTTTATAAAAGTGATATCAGAATACAGGGTACTTATTGATGCAGAATCACTTAAAGAAGCTAAAAACATAGTTTCTGAACTATATATTGAAGGCGATTTATTGGAATATGTTGGTGAATTTGATAAAAATCGTTGGATAAATGTAGATTATGGCTGGGAAATTGTTGATAAAGTTTGTAAAAAAATAAAGGCACAAGAGAAATAATGGATTACTCAACATATTATTTAGAAGCACTGAAAGAAATTAGAGCAGCACATGATGCTTTACTTAAGAATGAATTTCAACAAGCATATGACCATTGTCTAAACTCGCAGACAGAATTGCGTTTAATGGGCTTATCAGTTAAAGGCTGGATACCTGTGGAGGAAGAATGATTGAAGCTATAGTTAAACCTACACCTCTAGACAACGATGTTGCTGTTGTAAAAATACTACAACTTATGGGTCAGTTAAGCGTGCATGATATTAGCTATGTTTTAAGTGTAGCTAGGCAAGTTTATGATGCAGTGGCAGTGGCTGAGGAAAAATCGTGAGTTTTACAATCATGCAGCATGATGGCATGAAAGCAATTCAATGGTTCAATACCGTTGATGACCTGTTAAAATCTATGTTAGCTAACCCAAAAGATACCTACCACAGGAACAAATCATGACTGCATGGTCTTATTCTAGTATTACTTTATTTGATCAATGCCCTAAGAAGTATTACCATTTAAGGGTATCCAAGGATATTAAAGAGCCTGAATCTGAGGCTATGAATTATGGTAAAGACCTACATCTTGCCGCTGAAGAACATATCCGAGACGGTAAGCCATTACCAGCTAAATACGCTTTTATTCAGGATATGCTGGATAAGTTAAAGGCAGTCCCGGGCGAGAAGTTATGTGAGAATAAGCTAGCAGTTAAGATTGTAGATGGTGGCAAACTGGCGCCTTGTGACTTCTTTGATAAACAAGTTTGGTATAGGGGTATTGCTGACTTAATTATTCTAGACCGAGATAAACAAGAAGCCCGAATTATTGACTATAAGACAGGCAAGACGGCAAAGTATGCGGATACTAAACAGTTAAAACTACTAGCCGCTTGCGTATTCACGCACTACCCTGAGATCAAAATTATCAAGGCTGGTTTATTATTTGTAGTATCTAAAGAGTTTATTAAAGAAGAATATAGCACGCACCATAGGTTAGCTTACTTTGAATCATTTAAACCCCTTGTAAATCAATTAGATATGTGCATAGAAAATGGTGTATGGAACCCCAAAAGAAACTTCACTTGTGGGAAATTTTGCCCTGTGATATCCTGTGACCACAATGGAAGGAATTAAAGATGGCAACTAAACGAAACTACGCACAAGCGGCTAAGTATGAAGATACCCCTGAACAAGTTAAGCATAGGGAAGAACGTAATAAGCTACGCCGTAAGCTGTTAAAAGAAGGCAAAGTTCACAAGGGTGACAAGAAAGATGTAGCCCATAAGAAAGCACTAGACAAAGGTGGCTCATCTAAAGATGGTTATTTTGTACAGGATAGAAGCGGTAACCGCTCATTCGATAGAGATTCAAAAGGTAACTTACTTAGTGAAATTAGTCCTAAGGAAAGAGCTAAGAAAAAGAAATAAAAGTTTATTTGTATAGAGTCACAGGATAGGGTATGAGTGCCTAGCTGACTCGGGAAGCGATTCCTCATAGGGTAAACCATATCAGTTAGTAATTGGTCTTTGTAGCGTACCTTTACGGGAATATATACGCAACCTTTCAACCGAACGAACTAACGGACACTGGGAAAGACTAGATAAATTATAAGGCTTGAAGTGGACACCACTTTCAGGCTAACTTGCATCGGAGAAAGTATGGAAATTATTGATAACAAAGCAGTATTGCTTAAGGTACGTGACCCTGAACGTATTACATCAGTCATACCAAAGAGTAGGCTAATGACTACAGTAAGTGAAAACCACCATGAAGTTCTTGTCTATTGGGGTTTAGAGGAAATGCAGGTACTAAAGAATTTAAAGATACAGAAAGTACCCTCACCCATCAAAGGTAAGTATATTTGGCCCGGTCAGTACAAACCTTTTGAACACCAAAAAGAAACTTCAGCTTTTCTAACTTTGCATCGCAGGGCATTTGTATTTAATGAGCAAGGTACAGGTAAGACTGCTTCAGCTATATGGGCGGCAGATTACTTAATGAACGTGGGGTTAATTAAACGAGTGTTAATTGTTTGCCCGTTATCCATTATGGATGCTGCTTGGCGTGCAGATTTGTTTACCTTCGCTATACACCGCAAAGTAGATACTGCCTATGGCAATAGAGAGAAACGCCAAAAGATTATCCAAAGTGATGCTGAGTTTGTAATTATTAACTACGACGGTATCGAGATTGTAGCTAAGGAAATTGAAGAAGCGGCGTTTGATTTAATTATTGTGGATGAAGCTAACGCCTACAAGAACCCAACTACAAATCGTTGGAAGGTCTTTAACTCACTAATTAAACCTACTACTTGGTTATGGATGATGACTGGTACACCGGCGGCTCAATCCCCTGTAGATGCTTATGGTATTGCTAAACTAATTAACCCAACCGGAGTGCCTAAGTTCTACTCACACTTCAGAGACCAAGTCATGCAAAAAATATCTATGTTTAAGTGGATACCTAAGCCAAACTCAGAAGATGTTGTACATAAACTACTACAGCCTGCAATACGCTACACCAAAGAACAGTGCTTAGACTTACCTGAGATTACCTATCAAACTAGGGAAGTACCACTAACTTCGCAACAGCAAAAATATTACGATATCCTACGCAAACAGATGTTAGTCAAAGCGGCAGGGGAAGAAATCACAACTATCAACGCCGCCGCAAACTTGAACAAATTACTTCAGCTTTCATGTGGTGCAGTCTATTCGGATACTGGTGAGATTGTAGAGTTTGATGCTAGTAACCGCTTGAAAGTATTGAAAGAAGTTATTGACGAGTCTAGCCATAAAGTATTAATATTTGTACCATTTAGGCATGCCATTGAAGTGATTAGGGAAAGCCTTGAGCAAGACGGATATACAGTAGACCTTATTCATGGTGGGGTACCAGTTAATAAACGCACCGAGATTTTTAAGAAATTTCAAGAAACGCCAAACCCAAGAGTACTTATCATTCAACCACAGGCGGCTAGTCATGGTGTTACACTACATGCCGCAAATACAATCGTATGGTGGGGTCCGATTACATCTTACGAAACATATGCACAGGCTAATGCTAGGGTACACCGTAGTGGGCAAAAGAATCCTTGTACAGTAATTAGGTTAAAAGGGTCAGGCGTAGAAAAAAAGTTATACGAAGCACTCCAAAATAAGCAAGATATCCAAGGAAGCATAATGGCGTTATACGGGGAACTACTTAGTTGACATTGTTAAGAGTTGGTGTATACTTAACAAAAAAGAGGAGGAAGTATGAGCGAACAAATACAAGCTGATAGGCTAGCTGGTGCGTACATAAAAATGCGTGATAAGCGTAGCCAACTTCAGAAAGAATTTGATGAGCAAGACAAGAAAATAGAAGCCCAAATGGATATGGTTGCAGAGGAGTTATTAAAGCTATGTAAGACCATTGGTGCGGATAGTATTAAGACTCAAGCGGGTACAGTGTTTAGGTCTGTGAAGACTAGGTATGAGACGACAGATTGGGAACATATGTACGAGTTTATTAAAGAGCATGACGTACCCCAAGTTTTAGAACGTCGTATTAGTACCACAAATATGAAGCAGTTTTTAGATGAAAACCCAACGCTAATGCCTGTTGGCATGAATGTTAACAACAAGTACACAGTTACAGTTAGGAGAAAATAACAATGGATAATTCACCATTGACCGTGCAAGAAGTAATGAAGCTATTACGTGTTTCTTCACAAACGATTTACACTTTATGCAGGGCAGGTAAACTACCACATTTCAAGGTAGGAAACAAACTGCGCTTTCACAAGGCAGATATTTTAGCTTTAACAAACACAACTAAAGGAGAAGTAACTCATGGCTAACGAACTTAGCATGTTAAAAGGAAACCTACCAGCCCACTTACGTGGCGGTGTGGATGAAACAACAAGAGCATTGATGGGCGGCGGTGGTCAAAGCGGTCCGAACATCAAACGTATTTCCATTAAAGGTGCTGTATTCCGTATGATGGTCGATGGCAAAGAAGTTGCTCAAAATGAAGAGCGTGCTATGAACGTAATTATTGTGGGTGCGGCTCAGCATAACTCCCGTACTTTCTACGAGGGTACATTCTCTGAAGGGCAAGGCGCTAAAATGCCTGATTGTTTTTCTGACAACGGGGCTACACCAAACCCAAAGAGCACAGCACCACAATCTGCATCATGCAAAGATTGCCCACAGAACGTAGATGGTTCACACAATAGCGGTAAGGGTCGTGCTTGCAGATTTAGCCGTCGTTTGGCGGTTGTACTGGAGAATGACCAGCAAGGTGATATATTCCAATTAACCCTACCAGCGCAGTCTATCTTTGGTAAGGGTGAGAACGGCAAAATGCCTTTGGAAGCCTATGTTCGTTTACTCGGTACAAACAATGTATCAGTTACTTCAGTAGTTACAGAGATGCGTTTTGATACGGGTAGTGCAACACCAAAACTTACTTTTAAGGCTATGCGTTATTTGGAAGAAGACGAGTTTGGTAATGCTCATGCTAAAGGAAAGACACCCGAGGCTAAAGCAGCTATTGGTCAAACCGCCGCCGCTATTGATGGCGCACCTCAGATTCAAGCTAAGCCTGTTGCTAAAGTTGAACCAGCTGTGTCGGAAGAAGCCACACCTGAACCAGTAAAACGTGCTAAGAAAACTGAAGCGGAAACGCCTAAGGATATTAACGCTGTCCTAGACGACTGGGCATAATAGTAACGGGGTGTATGACTACTTAAAGAGCAACATAAACTACTGCTCGCCCCACCTAATAAGAAAAATATGACTGGATATTCTGTAAAATTTGTTAAAGCTAATTCTAATGCTGACCAAGAACACGTTGGTGTAATGCTAGGTAGGTTATGTATTGCTAAAGATATTTCTGTTATAGAAGTTACAAAACATTTTGGCGTATCACGCACTGCTGTTTATGATTGGTTTTTAGGTAAGAGTATGCCTAACAAAACACACGAAGTTAAGATTTATAAGTATTTAAAAAAGAAGGCGTAAGCCAACTGAAGGAGTGGTGCCACCACTTTAACAGGATTATTGTCGGCGCAATTTGAGGATGTCAATGACCTCGTGGAATAATTTTCTTCATACGATACTACCCGAGGAAGGTCTTGGATGGTATTGCATAGGGAGCTATAAGAAAAAGACCACACCGATTACGCACTTTGTACAAACGATTGCAGAAGCTGAAGTATTGATTCAACAGCTGCTTGATAAGAAAAAAGATGTGTATTTCGGGTGCTCGAAGTTTATAACAAATGAGAACAGAAAGGCAATTAACGCTGGATGGCAAAAATCGTTTTGGCTTGATTTGGATTGTGGTGAAAGCTATGCTGAAGATGGTAAGGGCTACGTAAATAAAGAAGCCGCTTTAGTAGATGTTAAACGCTTATGCAAAGAACTAAGTTTACCTAAACCTAATATTATATTTTCAGGCAACGGCTTGCATGTACATTGGGTAATGACCAAGTCCCTAGAAAAAGAAGAGTGGGCAAAGACTTGCGAGTATTGGAAGCAACAGTTGAAGCGGTTGGATATTAAAGCTGACCCATCTAAAATTACAGATGTAGCGGCTGTATTGCGTATTCCTGATACCCTTAACTTTAAATCTGACCCGCCTTTAAATGTGGAATGGAAGGCTATATGCCCACCCATGGACTACGAGGATTTTCGGGTTAAGGTTATGCAGGGTATTGAAATCGACCTTGACTTAACTAAAGCACCTCGGCGTGCTATGGATGAAACTACCCGTAGGTTATTAGGCAACAAGGTCACTTCTTTTTCTAGCATTATGAAGTCGGGTGAGTGCGGACAACTTAGTTATTTTTATAAGAATCAGGGCAAGATTGACTACAACATGTGGCGTGCGGGGCTTTCTATTGCCCAGTTTTGTGAAGATAGGTCTTCCGCTATTCATAAGATGTCAGACCAACACCCTGAGTATTCATTTCAAGATACTGAGAACAAGGCTAACGATATAGGTGGTCCATACCACTGCACTACTATTGAAGGTATTAACCCCGATGGGTGTGAGGGATGTATACACAAAGGTAAGATTACAAGCCCTATAGCTATCAACGCTAAAATTGCTAAAGCGACTGAAGAAGACAATACAGTTACATTACCTAGTGCCGAGATTGCTGGCGAAGTTACATACACAATACCTGAGTACCCTTGGCCTTATTTTAGGGGTAAGCAAGGCGGAGTATACAAGCAAGGATACACAAAAGATGATGGCGACACCGTTGATGATAAGTTAATCTTTAAGTATGACTTCTATGTAGTTAAGCGAATGATTGACCCCGAGCTAGGGCACATGATTTGGATGCGAGTTCATTTACCTAAAGAAGGTGTCCAAGAGTTTTCATGTTCTAACCAAGCGCTAATGACTTCAGATGAGTTTAAGAAAACCGTTTCAAAACATGGGGTTATTGGCGACCCTGACGAGATGAAAAATATTATGAGCTATATAACTAGTTTTACTAAAGAACTCCAAGATAGGCAAGATTCTGAGCAAATGCGTACTCAGTTTGGCTGGTGTGATAACGATACTAAGTTTATTATTGGTGACCGTGAGATAAGTGCAAAAGGAATTGTATACTCACCGCCATCTAATACGACCCTAGCTTTTGTCCCAATGTTTAAGCCCAAAGGTACGCTAGTCGAGTGGCAACGTATTATTAGTTCCTACAATAGACCTGGACAGGAAGCACGAGCATTTTTATTCCTTGCTGGGTTAGGTGCGCCGTTGATTAAGTTTACTAACCACAAAGGGTTTATCTACTCTATTACGGAAAACGAGTCGGGTACTGGCAAGACCACCATTCAACGGATTATCAACAGCATTTGGGGTAACCCTACTGATATGATGCTGATTGCAAAAGATACATTGAAGTCCCAGTTCCATCAGATGGGTGTATATAACAACATAGCTATATGTACTGATGAAGTTACCAATATGGAAAACGAGCGAGTTAGTGACGTATCCTATGGTGTATCTCAAGGTCGATCTAATAACCGCATGAAGTCTAACGCTAATGAGATGCGGATTAATAATACTACTTGGGCACTTCCTGCGTTCTATTCAGGTAACTCTAGTATGCACGATAAGATGGCGGCTTTAAAATCTACCCCTGAGTCAGAGCAGTTACGCATTATTGAAGTCGAAGTATCCGCTGATAAAGACATGGATAAAGATACTAGTGACGAGTTGTTTGAGCACGCACTGCCGGAAAACTATGGGCATGCTGGGCCGTTATTAGTTCAGTACATGGTAGCTAATCTTGATTCGATTAAAGAACTTTTAGAAAAAACTAAGAAAAAGTTTGATGCTGAAGCCCAGCTTAAACAAAAGCAACGGTTCTATTCGGCTGGTGCATCAACAGCATTTACTGCAGCTATTATCGCTAAACAGCTTGGTATTATTGACCTAGACTTAGACCGTATTTGGGAGTGGGCAGTTAAATACTTTAGCGAGTTACGTGAAAGCGTTAAGCCAGCAGAGCGTGACCCAGTGGGTAGTTTGGGTGCATTCCTAAATGAGTTTCCTAAGAACAAACTTGTGGTTGACGATGCTAACGATAAACGCACTGGCTTGACCCGTGCCCCACTAGAAGTCCCATACGGCTCACTGTTCATTCGATACGAACCTGATACTGGCTACCTATGGATTGCTATTGATAAGCTACGTGAGTGGTGTACAGAACGTCAGATTGGGTTTAAAGGAATTGTTGAGGGCTTGAAGACTTTTGACCCCAAGTCTTGCATTAAGAAAAAAGGTATGGCAAAAGGTACTGCACTGAATACGCCAGCCGTTAACGCTTTACGTGTTGACCTTAGGAAAGTACCTATTGAAATAAGTGTTCAGAACCCTACCGATGATTCTAAATGAGGGAGTCCCAGTTATTATTGAGTGGCACGCAATGGTGCTGGGCGCTTCTTTTTTCATTCCCGCTCTAGATACTGAGCCTCTTATCGAAGAAATTTTAGTGGAAGCTAAGAAACATCGTATAAGACTGGTATATAAAGAGGTAATTGAAGACGAAAAAATTGGGTTAAGGTTCTGGCGTATTAAGTAGGTATTGGTGTATATTTGAGTTAGCAAGTGTTTCCTCATTTGCTTTCTCCTCGGTAGTAACTTTGTCCCCGGCTAAACCCCGGGGATTTTTTTAATCGTAAAGTTTTTGTCGTAGCTTACTTACATTAGTAGACATTCGGTCACGTTGGGCATTAATTTTTTTTATTTCTGTTTGTTTTGTTTCAACAGACATTTTTACATCCTCAACTATTTTTTGTTCACGTTGCTTTAGCTTGATAAGTTGTTGTTGCATTGTATTAACCATGCCATGCAGTTGTATTTCTTTTTTGTGTTCTTCCCTATATGCTTGCTGTTCTTCTCTCGGCAAGTTCTTCATGCTCTTCAAAGTTGCATTGGCTTTGTTTACATCACGAGCAGCTTCATAAAAATCAGATAACACCGCAGTATTTTCATCTTTACTTACAAAGCTACCCATATTAGGTAGGGCAGCAACCATGTCGCCTATGCTCTTATCAGGGCGTGGAGGACCGCCTCTAGCAGCATTGATTAAATCGTTAGTAGCCAGTGCAGTTAGAGTCATAGCAGTACCAAAGTAACCACGTAACAGATGGTCTACAACTAAAGGCGACAACCCACTTGCTTGACCCAGCGCCTTAGCCATCTCTGAAGTATTTTTAGTAAACTGCCTATCAGTATCTAGGCGGCGCATTGTAGCGTTAACAATCTCACGGTCTTGGAAAAAGTCATGATTAGTTGCAACTTCGAGTCCGGGGCGAACAATCTGGGGTATACCCTGAGATGGTGGCATAAATGAACCTAGAACTGCATGCCCTATAGCTTGTTTTAACATTTTAGAATCGGTAGTACTATGGTCGCCCATCATTTGATAAGTATATTCACCAATAATTTTAGGCAGTGCAAACATATCCGTACGGATTGGAATACCATATCCACCACTTCCAGGAATCATAAACATACGATCACGGCTAATACGGTTTTTTCTCTTATAGTCTTCATCATCTCCAACTGCTGCAGAGTAAATAAAACTTAATACGGCAATCTTAGCAGTAGTAGAAATTAAAGCAGCCCTTGCAGCACTACGCTCTTGAGGTGAAACACCACGCCCAGTAAGGGTTTTTATTAGTACGCTATTAACTTGTAGGTATGCGTTGAAGAACGGAATAACTCGGCTAGCGAACTGTAGTCTAGGGTCGCCACTAATACGGCGGAAGTTAACAATTTCTGTAGCTCGTTCCATAGCATCTGTATGGGATAAACCTTCTTTAATACCTTGGTTATATACACCTTGACGAATGACGTTATCCGATGCAGAAGATAGACGATCAAGGTTACTCATCAACTTAGTCCACTTGCTTGGGTTATCGAGACCCAAACGCTTAGCAATAGCATCTTCTTCCCGCATGGCAGTATAGTCATGGGTTTCTAAAATACCAGTACGCTTTAGCATTTCACGGGTTTCACTAGTACCAGCTGCAGTCTTTCCGACTTCTTTAGCAATTTCTTTTAACACGCCGAATGGGCTTTTTAACCCCGAAGAGTACATAGCGGAATAGGAATCACTAAACAACTGCACTGCCGAGAACAATGGGAAACGTGTAACTATGTGACGTAATGCGTTGGTTGCTTTAACTGCCGCACCGATACCGGGGAATACAATAGGCTCTAAGCCTACAAACGCTTGGGCAATTGCAGGGTCTGCAACGCTAAACTTACGCTGAATGCCATCGTAATAAATGGTAAACGTATTCCCGGGTGTGCTTGGGCCTTCACGAACTTCTTCAGGAAGAACCGATTTGTACTGTTCAAGCATTACTTGTAGTTGCTTATTGCTAATAGCACGAGCCATAGACCACTGCATCCACTGGTACATGTTTTCAATTGGGTCTTGTACCTGACGCATACTACCCTTCATCGCAAAGTCTTTCATAGACTCACGTAGCCCACGAGCCATTACGTTCGGGCCAGCGGCTTTTTCTTCGTCCATATCACGAAAGAACGGTACATAAGCTGCGTCATCAAGCCATCTTTCAGCTTCATCTTTTGACTTAACACCTGTTTTGACCAGCATATTAACTGCTAGGTCACGCATTTTATTCCAGACTTTAGTACCCTCAGCGATTTCTGCATGGGCATTATAGAGTTTCATACCGGCATCTACTTGGGCTTTAGTCTTGTGTTGAACCTTATTGCTCAAGTCTTCTTGGGTTTCTTCTAATTGTTTTAAACGCCCTTCTTTAAGAGCAATTACTTTCTTATCGGCTTCTGTACGTTTCTTGTTGCGGCGTAAGACTATCATCTCTTTTTCAAGCAACGCTATTTCATTTTCAGTTTTGCTTAAAGAGGTGTACATACTGTTAAGACGGTTAGCCTCATATGCAGCGCCCATAATTTGACGAGCACGGCTTGGTTCTATACCTAGCTTTTTAGCTACATCTTTAATTAAGCCTTCAAATTTAGCCATACTTACACCGTCTTTAGAATCCACAGCTTCCCAACGGTTATTAATGGAATCGTAATGGTAGTCGCCACGTTCAATAATCTGATTGGCTAAGTTACCACGGTGCAATGCTTGGGATGTACTGATACGTAGTAAAGCTGTCTTAGCGTTTTGAAGCGCCATGTTACCTTTTTTGGCTTCACCCATTAGGTGGTTATACATACGGTTGTTAAATGCTTGGTCAAACGAAGCAATATTTTGACCCTTACCAAATGTAGCAGCTACCCAATCGTGGTTATGTTCATAGGCTTCTGTCCAGCTATCTTTGGCTTTATTAAAGTTATCAACTTTCTTTTGTATGTAACCTTTTTGTGACTCTTGGGGCCTACCACCAAATTCAGCCATTAAGGACTCAGCATCTTGACCTTCGGGTGTACGTGCCTCACGGAATAAAGCCTGACCTTCTTTAACTTTAGCGGCAGTTTTAGGTGCTAAGTCAAATCCATTAAACGCTTCAAGCTCCGTAGGTTTATAAAATGGTGGGTATTCAACAAGAGTATCTCTAGTTTCAAAAGCATATGCTGCATCATTAATTGCATCAGCTTCGTTTTCAAATGGGCCTTCACGAACATTGCCTGAATCGTCTAAAGTAAACCAACCACCAGCTCTAGGCGATTCAAACTCTACTTTTACCATTTGAGCATTAGAACCCAGTTTTTTCATTACATCTTTAAATACGCTTGGAAGAATCTGGTCATAGTAAGTGTGCATACCTTTTTCAGTACTTTCACCTTCATGAGACTCAGGAAAACGTTTATGGGCTTCATACCCATCAATAAATGCAATGCGGTCAATACCTTGGTCAGCCGCATAACGAAGCATACGCTTAACTGCAAGAGCAGTCCAAGATTTAGTATCTGTAACAAAAGGCGCTTTAGGTATGCCTTGTAAATGTTTATTTGCAGCGGACTCTATTTGCCTATACTCTAAACCTAAATTATTGATACGAGTAGCAAGTTCATTTCCACGAGGGTCATTATCAGGTAGCTGTTTAAGTTGGTCTACAAGGGTCTTTCTTTCTTCTTGTAAAGCCGTTAATTTATCAGTTAATGCTTGTGGTATTAAGTTTTTAAACCCAGTTTTTGCACCTTCTTGACCCCAATCAGATTGCATTTCTTCAATAAAAAGAACTTTATTACCGTAAGCATCTTGACGTTCATTAAAACGAACATGCGCAATCGGATTATCTACACCAGGCCAATGACCGTGTTCATACTTAAGATTACCAGGAAGCGTTAAAACCAGTTCGCCATAGTTTTTACCGCTAGGTAGGACCCACGAAGGGCTACTATAACGAGGCTCACGCATATTTAGGTTTTTACCTTCGTGAAGCGCTTTTTGTTCTTGATGAATTGCAGTAAGTTTATCTGCTAAAACTTTTATTTTTTTACCCTCTGCTTTAAATCTAGGTTTAATATCGTCTTCATAATCAAAGTTACCACCTAAAATAGCGTAATGAATACGCTCTCGAGCATCCATAGGAGATACATCTGGGTTATATGCTTGCTGTCCATATGCGCCCTCAGGATTAAAAACTTTTCTTTCCATAAGGTTTCCAACGACAGTAAATAACTCGTTATTTAGCTCATCTTCTTTTTCGTATAGATTTTTAGCTTCTTCTGTGTCTCTATAGTATTCAGGGCCGCCTTTAACAACTTCACCTACTTTAACCCCAGCATCGGCAATCATTTGCGCTACATCTTTAGTAGCAAACTTAGCGTCGTTGCTCATCAAACCGAGCAAGTCATTAATACCGCTCCATTCTACTTCTTCTTTCTTAACACCAAACTTACCAGCGTTAGAATTAATCCATGCAGCCCATTGTTTACCTGTAGCGCCTTTAGACAAATCTTTAGGAGCGTGCTGAACCATAGCACCAAGACGGCTATAGAATAATGGACCATCCGCACTATATACTTGACCAATCTTAATGCCAGCGTTCTTAGCTCCGCCTTTACCTTCAATAACAAACTTGCGAGCATCTTTAAGTAGTTGTTTGATTTCTCCATTAGTTACACCCTGCATAGGAAAACCAACTTTAGCAAAGGCTTGGCGAATAATATTAACGATGCGTTGCATCACTGTTGGGTTAGGGGTGTTCTCCGCAAACTCTGCTAATACTTCTTCTACTGCAGTCGCAGGGTCCATACCTCTGTCAATTTTATTATCCGCAAGGGCTTTAACTTCAGGATTACCCTCATAGATACGGTTCATAGTAGCTAGGTATGTATCACCTAAAATACCACGGATACCAAAGTGGCCTGTTGTTTCATGTGCAATAGTAAGGACAGCATTTTGAGCATTAGCAATATTGCCAGCAATTAGGAACACACAGTTATCTGCATCACTCCAAACACCTTCAGGGCGGCGTACGCCATCACGTTTAATCTGTGCTTGGATAGCAGGGGGTAACTGCATCTCTGACTGAACTGTTTTAATATCAGGTGCATTTTTCCATAAGCCTGTTACAGCTTTAACGATGCTTTCTACACGTTCTTTAGTTAACCCATTAGTATCGGAGGCGGCAACTCTATAAGTAGTAGGCTTACGTTCTGCCGGCTCAATGCCAAGCTCTTTCATTAAAGCTTCTGTATCGGTACTAACTGGTTCTCTAGCTAACCGGTCTTCTAAGGCTTCTTTAGTTTTAACACGAGGTATAGCTTTTAATTTATGTGCTGGTTTTTCTGCAGGCGCAACTTGCTGCGCCATTTGGGTTAGTGCAACATTCCCCACTTTTCCACTAGGTGCCGTTCTTCCATTAGGTTGTTCAGTAGTTCCGATAGCGCTTCCCACTCGTGTAGGTTTAGATGCTGCAGGTCTTCCGGCGGTCTGTACCCCAGTGCTAGGCACCTGAACGCTTCGTTCATCTGGTCCATTGATAAATCCAATTCCATTTCCTGGTACATTTTGTGCCTCCGCTTGTGCT